GAAGGCGGTGAACGGCGGATGAAATGGCTTGCCGAGGGCCGAACCCACCCATTCGGCAATAGCCGCGTCATGGCCGAACACGAGGTTCATACGATCGCCCCGCGTTCATAGGTCAGATCGAAGCCGTTAACTTGCAGCGAGATTTCCGGCGTGCCCGCCTCACCCCAAAAATTGACGCCCCACAGACCGATGCCCCACAGCGCGGCGAGACCTGTCCCCGGGCCCGACACATCGACCACCAGTCGGATCGAGGCGCAGTAACCGAGACCGTCGACTGTGGTCCAGTTGGCCTGCGTCGCGGTTTCGGCGGGCCAGACGTCGACGTCCCACATCGCGTCATCCCACAGGGCTCCGGTGCTTGCGATGGTCGTCGGCACCGATATCGGGGCGTCGGTGCGGAAGTCGACATTGAAGGCCAGACCCGGGTTAACGGTGCCGTCGGTCGTCAGCTGCGGCCGGCACATGGTCCAGCGCTTCTGCCGCCCGCGTTCACGGAAATAGTTGAACGCGGTCATCATGTCGCCGCGCAGCACGGCACCGTGGTCCGTGCCGCCGGTGTCAGCCTCGTAGACGACCCCGTCGTTACCGCCGAAATAGAGCGTGTCGTTGAGCAGTTCCCATCAGGAGCCGTTCATGCCGATGAAGCGGCACCACGCCCCGCTCAGCGTGTTCATCACATACTGCTGCTGTTCCTCGTTCTCGATGACCGGAACGTTGAGGATCGCGCGCGTGCCCTTCGGATAGCTGATCAGTTGCCAGCCGAAATTGTTCCCGTAACTGCGTGCGGACTGGTTCATTACGCGCTGAATACGCTCGGTCAACGCGACCTTCTGCACGGCTGCGCGCTCGAAGATCATGGCGCGCGACAACGGAACCACGCCGTCGATCGAGATGATGGCGATATCGGCGCCGACGCGGGTGAGGCAGCGCTGACCAATAGGCGCTCCCATGTCGAAAACGCCGACCAGCACGAAATCGCTCGATGGGTTAATGCCGCGGTAGATCGCGACCTGGCCGCGGGACGACAGGAACACGGCGTAATCATCGGGCCCATCGCCGGCATCGACCGACCATGTCCCCATGGCTCGGAGGTGCCCCCCCTCGGTGAACAGGCCGCCGAGCGGGAATTCTGTGGCTGCACCCTGAATGCTGTCGACCGGCAGATACCAGGCGCTCGACGAGTCGGCCTCGACGAACCAGATGCGGTTCTTATGGGCATTCACATCGATCGCCGGATTACTCATTCCGGTGATCGTGGCGACCGCCCAGCTGGTGCCGTCAAAATACTGCGGATCATCGGCGCCGTTCACGCCATAGAGGAACAGGCCGCCGGTCGTGGCGAAGTTGATGTACTGAAAGCGCGAGTTGGTGAGCCCGCTCACGCTCAGGACGGCCGGGCTTGAGGTGACCTCGTAAATCGAGCCGCCGGCCGACGCGAACAATTCACGCGTTGCGACGCCCTCATAGGCCATCAGGGTCTCTACTGGCTCGGTTGTCGGCAGGGAGGCATGGCGGATGAAGCCGCGCCGCAGCTCAACCCAGTCCGGCTGCGGAAACCAGTTGTCGAGCCGCACCGCGCGCTTCGGGTCCATGGCTGCGATCGGCGAGACGGCATCCCAGCCCTCGACCGGGGCCGGCACCGAGGCGCCCTGCGCGACCCCGTGCACGGGAACAGGCACGCGGGGTGCCTGCAGACCCGAGCCCGTGGTGTAGGCGAGCTTGCGCATCCGTCACCCCGGGAAAAAGCCGTCCTGGACATTTGCGCTCGTGATCAGCCAGGGAAAGCGCCGGCGGTTCAAACTCAGGTCGGGCATGCCGCCATCGCGCGCCTTCTCGCGGTTCACGAAATCAACATATTCGGCCTGCATCGCGGCGTAGTCGAAACCCTTGATCTGCCACATGCGCCATTTCACGCCGAGGATCAGCATGTCCTCATCGAACAGCGGCACGTCGGTGTCGGCGGTGAAGCGCTTCTTGGTGGTGCCGTCGATCGCCTCGACCCAGCCATCGCTGACATACTCGAACACGAGTGCGGCTGGCACCGTGGTCGCGGACGGCGGCGGCCACAGCCGGAACGCTGTCGGGCGCTTGCCGATCTGTCGCCACCGCCGCCGCGGTCCCGTGGTCACGATGCCGGAACGTTGCCACTGATCGAATTGCGGCGACTGCGGGCCGACCAGCATCCAGTGGTTCGTGCGGTCCCACCAGGTGTGCGGGATGTAGCGGTCGAAGTCCGACACCAGATTGTAGGTATCGCGGGCGAAGGTCAGCGTGACGCCGGTGCCTGTCGCGGTCGACTCCATCTCGCATTCGACGGTCGATGCCGTCACTGCGCCGGTGACGCGCTGCGCCTGTGGCATGCCGGTGCCGCTGACCGAGAACGCGCCGGACACGATGCCGGCGGTGCTCGACAGGCCGGTGATCGTGGTCGAGCCGGTGGTGACATTGCCCGTTAACGTGATGGGCGTGTCGAGGTTGATGATCTGCTCGCCCTGCAGCGACGTCCAGGCCTTGGACTTGAACAGCTCGATGCCGTCTCTGTTCACCAGGGCCAGCAGCTGGGTGATCTGCAAGTCCTGCGAGCCGACAACGGACGACGGCGCCACCAGGCCGAGCTCCTGGCATGCCGTCTGGACGATCTGCAGCAGGTTGAGCGGTTCAGCCATCGATCACGCCGGCGCCACGGCGCCGCAGATGGAGATCCATTTCAGGTTTCCGTAGCGCATGAAGATCGCCGCGAGATTGACCGCGATCGACTGCGACTGGTCGGCGGTATCCTCGTTCAGCTGCGCCCCGGACGGCGGGTAGACCTTGCCGGTGCCGCCGACGGCCACCACGACATAGGGTACCATCAGCTCGGCGGTGGCCGGCAGGCGGATGCCGTCTGCGCCGCTTGCCGTCATGACGACGACGCGCTGCTCCTTCAGCAGCACGGTCGCATCGGCCGTGGTGGTGCCCGCGGCGGTGACCGCGCTCGAGCCGGGATAGCCCTCGCGGATCGCGAACTCGGCCGGCATTCCGACGCCCATCATGTCCTTCGCGAGCATCACACCCTCTCCTTCTTGCCCTTGGCCTTCTCCTCGGACGCGGCGAGCGCCGCCTCGAGGGCCCTGATCTTGTCGTCCTTCTCCATACCGGCGAGCTCGAGCTTCTCCAGCCGGTCGGCGAGGGCGTGATAACTTTTGCCCTTGTCGGCCTGCGACAGATATTCCTGCGCCTTCTGCTTGAAGGTCCGGGCGCCGAGGCCGATCTCCTGCAGAGCGGTGTCGCTCAGGGTCGCCAGCTGCTCGACCACGAAGACGCCGAACCGCTTCAGGTTCTCGACAATGGCCGGCTGCGTCGGAAACAGGAGCGAGAGCGGTGCGCCCTCCACCTCCTGCTTTTGGCCTCGCTGGAAGGCGCCCCACTGACGCGGGAAGCGCTCGATGTCCTGCGGCCGCGCCGGCTGATTGTACTCCGACAGGCGCGAATCGCCGGGCTGGATGATCTTCACGTGCACGACGTCGTGATAGACCGGATAGCCGGCCGCCTGCGATTTGGCGTGGTCGACCATCGGCTTGCTGTAGAATTCGGCGAACACGCGCTCGTTCGCGCCGGGAACGTCATAGCTCATCATCGCGTCGGGCATCGGTTACTCCTGTCGGTGCATGTGCTGCAGGAGGCCGTCGCCGTGCAGCGTGAAGGTGGCGTCCGGCAATGACCGGACCTGCTTGAGGAAATAGCGCGCGTAGAGGATCAGGACCGATCGCGTCTCGAACCAGCGGCCACGGCACTGGACGCGCACCGTATCCTCTTTGCGGATCGCGGCATGCTCGCCGGCGTGGTCGTCGCCGTCGACAAAGGAGCAATCCATGCCGTGGATGTCGAAATGCCGGTAGCCCTGCGTGTAGAGCAGCGAGATCGCGCGCAACCCGACCGAGCCGCCGCCGGCAACCATGCGGCAGCCGGGCTCGATATCGAATGCGACGCGGGATGCCTCGCCGTTGTAGCTGTGCCACAGGGCGACGTGATGCCCGGCCAGCAGGTCGAACCATGCCGGATGGACGCAGGAGGCCAGCCAGTAGCGCACACCGAGGTGCGGCGCCCCCACGTTCTTGACCTTGTGCTCCCGCGGGTCGCAATCGATGTGGGCATACGGAATCACGCCGCGGTCGATCAGGAACCGGTGCGCGCCGGACACTGAGATTACATCGGCGAGCGGATCGCCGAACGCTGCCATCTTGATTTCCGGCCATGTACGCTGGAGCGATGGCCCATAGCAGGCGAGGACGGCCTTGCGGTTGGTGGCGAGATAGGCGCCGTTCTCGGTGCGGCGGTCGACGAGACGCCCGGCCACCCGCGCCACGTTCTGCCGGACCTGCTCGTTACGAACATCGTCGCTCACCGCCGCTGAGGACTGGATGCGGCCGATCGAGCGCAACGGCGAGCACACGGCGAGAACGCCACGCCCGGGGCGATCCTCGATCGCCAGCACGTCCAGGAAATCGCTCAGCTTGCCATGCCACCAGCCGGAATCCCTGATAATCAGGTGGGCATTTCGGCCATCGGCGAGGGTCTTGCCGGCCGGGCCGGTGGCGATTACGAGCACCAAGCGCTGATTTGTGATGTCGCGCAGGTGCGCCAGGACGGTGTCAAGGCAGTCCGGCTCGATGTGCTCGAGCACGTCGGCGCAGACCGTGAAGTCCGCGATCTCAGGTTCTGCGTCGCGGCCGGGGATGGCAGGGTCGTATTCGCGGACATCATAGTCGCCGACCAGCAGCCTGCCGAGATGGCCCTGGCCGCAGCCG